GAATCCCAGTAAGCATATTTTAATTGTTCAGTATCTCCAATATCTGCGTGTCCGTGCATCATTGGATAAACGATAGCTTCTGGTTTATAGGGGTTGTCGCCAAAGTAAGGTTCAAAATAATAAATAGGGCGATAATCAAATCTTTGTTCTTCTTCATCGAACATTATATAAGTAGCACACGTACCAATTAGTCTAGTCATACGTTCCATTTGCTTCATACGAGCATTTTTCTTTTCAGTCATATCGTCGTATTTCTTAGTAACATTTCTTTTAGCACCAATCGTATATATCTTTGACATACGATTAACAAACTTCTTTACGATGTTTGTATTGTAGTGAGGTATTTCTTGAAATGCGTCAGACTTAAAATAGTCTTCTATGTATTGATGCGTAAGTGAACCAGAATAATAGTCTAATGACTTTCTAACTTCTTCCCTTCTAGCTTTTGCTTGTTCTTCCTTGAAGTGCGTTAATGAATCTTGTATAATCTCTTGTGGTGTAAAAATCATTTGTTTTCCTATTATCTTGATATTCTTCCAATGAAGTTACTTCTAATTGGAAATCTATTCAATATAAAATATCTAAAAGCATCGCAACCGTGTTCGTTGTATCCATCTTTAATAGGATTCTCTGAAATAGCTTTACCTTCTACTGCTTCTGGGAATCGATAGTTTTCAAAATCTTCTGCAATACCAACACATCTATTATCAACTTTTATTCGTCTTAGTCCCTCTGCATTTTCAAAGAAACCACGACAATAACTTACCCCACCTTGGATATTACGAGATAGTTTATCCATACGATATTCTACATAGATTCCGTGTTTTCTAAATATATGAATATCCCCCATACCAGATTGCCCTTGAACAAATGTACCAGCAGGGTCGCCATAGTAAGTAATTACAGGATAGTTTTTTGCTTTAATCATTTCTGCTAACTTGTCAGTTGGTATATTTCTTTCGTGAATAATTTCATCAATAATATTAATATGATGATTTCCATTTTCCGTAAATGTCTGAAACCATAATACCGATGGCATACGGAATCCAAAGTCCATAGAGCAATAAGTTGGCAAGTCTGGGTTATACGGAACATCTCCCATATCTTTTTGTCTATCAAACGGATATACTCGACCTTCCATTGAAGTAAACTTTGCAGCAAACTCCTGGTCAAATAGTTCCTTAGACATATTACGCTTACGTTCTTGTAAGAATTTATCATTCTCTCCATCTGGAAAGGCGTGTTCATTTTCCCAGCTAGGGGATTGTACACTATACCATTGTTCATCATTTTTCCCTAGTAAGAATAAATCGTAAATCCAATTAAACCCTTCAGGTGTAGTAATAAAAATAGCTTTCCCTTTTCTGTCAATTAGAGTAGGGGATAAATACATATCCCAAATTTTTCTTGGCATCTTAGCAGCTTCATCTATAATTAGAAGATCAACACCCTCCCCCACTAGAGAATCAGGATTCTCGCAAGACATACCTTCTACTGTTGTTCCCCATTTAAATTTTATATACTGTTCTTTTTCAGATGCTCGTTCAATATCGTTTCCTTTACCAGCTACCATATCTTTCCAAACTTCACGGAACATTAATCGTGATTTTTTGTAGGATAAGCCAACTAGCCATATTTTCTTATTGGGCTGTGCAGCGTAAAATTCTGCTTCTCGATACGCAGCAGTAGTTTTTCCATATCTTCTACCACAGATATTTACGAAGTAAGATGCAGTATGCTTTTCTGGGAAATGCAACTTTCTCTGACCTGCGTGTGGTTTGTATTTCATATAATCAAACCATTGCTGCTTAAAATCAAACTCTTTTATTTTTTTTGACATTTGAATTGTTCTTAATTTAATTCATAATTAACTTAAAGCCATAATAATAATCCACTTAAGGAGTAAAAATGTCTGAATTAGAACAGAATACAGCAGTAGAGGAAGCTGTAAAAGAACCTCAAGTCAATAAAGACGAAAAAAAGTTAGATCAAGCTGTTCCATACTCTCGGTTTAATGAAGTTGTGCGAGAACGCAATGAATTAAAATCGAAAATGGAAAATATAAATCTCGAACAGGAAGAACAGCGTAAAAATAGTTTAGCGGAGCAAGGGGAATATAAAACCCTACTATCTGAAGAACAGAACAAGAACACAGAGCTTTCGAAGCAATTCGAAGAAATATCAACTGCGTTCAATGGGTATGTTGCAGAAGAAAGAAAAGCACTACTAAACCAAATTCCTGAAAGTAAGCGAGAGAAATTTGAGAAGATAGAGGATTTAACTATTCTTCGAACAATTAGTGAGGAGTTTAACCAGAAAGCTGGAGTTAATGTTGGCAACGTAGAAAACCAAGTCAATGTTCAAAAGTTTAAAGGAAACCCTTTTGGGAAAATGGATTCTCCTAATGATAGAAGAAAAAGTCATAATGACGTGTTAAGCCACTATCTTAAGAAAAAAAGATAAACTTTAAATTTCCTTAGGAGGAAAATAAAATGGCTAATGTAACAACAACAACAGCTGCTAATTTCATTCCAGAAATGTGGAGAGATGCTATTCTTGATTATGCTGAAAGAAAATTTCAGTTAAAAAATCAGGTGTCAGACTTCTCATCTATGTTAGCTGGTGGTGGCGACATTCTTAATATCCCTAAAGTAGCACAGGAAACTGCTGCTGCTAAATCTGCTGATACAGCAGTAACATACTCTGCAAACACAGATGGAGTAATCCAACTTGCAGTAGATCAACATCATTACGAAGCAAAAAGAATTGAAGATATTGTAAAAGTACAAGAATCTGCAGATCTTTTCAACGCATACGCTAAAAGTATGGGTTATGCTTTAGCTAAAAAAGTAGAAAACTACCTTGCTGTAGATATTCTACAATCAGCTACAGGTAATGACGTAACTTTATCTGCTGATAACACATTCACGACTGCATTATTAAGAGAAGGTATGCAAAAACTTCTTGATGCAGGATTTGACTATACAGACGGAGACCACAATTTATATTGTAGTCCTGCTTCTTATATGTCTTTACTTTCTTTAGGCGACTTCACAGAAGCTCAAAAGAGAGGCGATGGAGAAAACCCTAATGTAGGTGGAAGCATCATTCAAGCTTATGGCTTAAATGTATTCCCATCAACTGACTGGGACGACGACGGTGGTACAGGCGACGAAACAGCTTCTATTTTTAATAGTGGTTCAGTTTACTTTGCTCAACAAGTAGCACCAAGAGTACAAAGCTCATACGATATCGATCATCTAGCAACTTCAGTAGTTGCAGACGTTCTTTTCGGAGCTGCTCTATCTCACGCTGCTAATTCAACAGCAATGGGAATCGTAAACTTCGTTAATCCGTAGTAGTTAATTAGGGGGGTTGCAATATACCCCCCTTAACTTAAAAAGGGACATATATGGCTAATTATACTTCAACTCACTCAGGAGCAGTTATAGATGCTTCAGTTACTAAAGTAAGTGCTAGTGGCGTTACACAAGCAGACTTTACCAAACTGAATGCAGTTACTTCATCTGCTACCGAATTAAATTTATTAGATGGTGCTGACTCAAGCATCACGACTTTAAGTTTACCTGATAATACAACAATTTCAACTTTTGGTGCATCACTAATAGATGATGCAAGTGCTTCTGCTGCAAGAACTACTTTAAATGTAGATGTAGCGGGAACAGATAATTCTACCAACGTAACATTAGTTACGACTTCATACGATTATTTATCCTTATCAGGACAAGCAATAACTTTAGGTCAGATTGATATATCTGACGATACAAATTTAGTGGGTGGCACAGGAATAACTCTAACTGGAGATACTTTGTCTACAACAGATAGTGAGATAGTTCACGACAACTTATCTGGTTTCGTGGCTAATGAGCATATTGATTGGACAGCAGATCAAGGTTCAACTAATATAGATACTGGAAATTATATTAATACTACTTACTCAGTAGGCGACGGAGGATTAACGGAAAATAACTTTACCGATGCAGACCACTCTAAATTAGATGGAATAGAAGCAAGTGCTACTGCAGACCAAACAGATACAGAAATAAGAACTGCTGTTGAAAATGCTACTGATTCGAATGTGTTTACAGATGCTGACCATTCTAAGTTAGATGGTATCGAAGCGGGAGCAACTGGCGACCAAAGCAATGCAGAGATTGTTGCAGCGGTAGAAGCAGGTTCTGACTCTAATACTTTTACAGATGCTGACCATAGTAAACTAAACGCTATTGAAGCAAGTGCAGATGTAACAGATACTGCCAATGTAACAAGTGCTGGTGCATTAATGGATTCAGAACTAACAAGTATTGCAGATGTTAAAGCACTAGACCAATCAGTAGTAAGTGGAGCAACACCTACATTTACAACTACTAACTTTACTGACGCTTCAAATAAAAGATTAATGACTGATGCTCAAGAAACAAAACTTGACTCAGTTGAAAGTAATGCCGATGTAACAGATACAGCTAATGTAACTGCTGCTGGAGCATTGATGGATAGTGAGGTAGACGCAGATATTAAAACTTTATCATTACCAGCTAGTACAACAATAAGTTCTTTTGGTAAAACTATCGTAGATGATGCAGATGCAAGTGCAGTTAGAAGTACAATAGGAGTTGATGTTGCAGGGACTGACAATAGTACCAATGTAACTATAGCGTCTGGCAGAGATTATATTAGCTTGTCTGGACAGGAATTAACTTTAGGTGAAGTAGATATTAGCGATGATACAAACTTAACAGCAGGGACAAATATTTCTTTAAGTGGAGATACACTTAATGTTGATGACGCATTCTTGGTAAACAATGGAGATGACGAAACATCTGGAACGATTACAGCTTCTGGATTTATTGGAGATATACGTGGAGCAACAAAATTTTCTGCAAAAGCAGATGTAGCAATCAATATAGGAGATGCGGTATATATATCTGGCGTTAGTGGTAATACACCTACCGTTGGATTGGCGGATTCTAATGATTCTTCAAAGATGCCTTCTTTTGGATTGGCTGGTAGTTCAGTTAGTGCAAACGCATCAATAGAAATTTATACATTTGGAACACTATCTGGAGTAAACACTTCTTCGTTTAGCGAGGGAGATATTATTTATATTAGCACCAATGGAACTTCAGGTAATACTTTAACTGCAACCGAACCAACAGGAGAATCTTCTTTATTGCAGAACATTGGGATAGTACAACGCAGCCACGCTTCTGCTGGATCTATTAAAGTTGGTGGTGCAGGTAGAACCAACGCTACGCCTAACTTAGATGATGGCGATATATTTATTGGAAATGGTAGTAACCAAGCAGTAAGTGCTTCATTAAATACAAAGATTGAATCATACTTAGATGGTGGCACTTCTACTGCAAACTTTGACACAATAAGTGTTGATGGTGTAGAGATTACTGCTACTCCTGCAGAATTGAATAAAATGGACGGAGTTACATCAACTACCGCAGAATTAAATTATACAGATGGCGTTACTTCAAATATACAAACACAATTAAATTTAAAAGCACCTTTAGCAAGTCCTGGATTTAGTGGAACTGCAACTGGTGTCAATTTAACATTGTCTGGCGATTTAACGGTCAATGGCTCTACTACAACTTTAGATACCACTAATTTAGCGGTAGAAGATAACTTGATGGAGTTAAATGCAGGGGTAACTTCCAATGCTAATGACGCTGGTTTCCTTATTGAAAGAGGATCAACTGGCGACAATGCAATATTTATGTGGGACGAGAGTGCTGACAAATTCACACTTGGTACTACTACTGCAACAGGTACTACTACTGGAAACATAAGCGTTACAACTGGGACGTTAGTTGCTTCTACTTTTGAAGGAGCAGTAACTGGAGATGTTACTGGTAACGCAGATACTGCAACTACTTTAGCAACTGCAAGAAACTTTAGCTTGACTGGAGATGTAACTGCTGGAGCAGTATCATTCGATGGATCAGGAAATGTAGCATTAGCAACTACTATCGCTGCAAACTCTGTAGCACTTGGAACAGACACTACTGGTAACTATATGTCTGACTTAACTGAAGGTACTGGTATTGATATTACGCATACCCCCGCCGAAGGTTCTAATGGAACTATTGCTCTTGACTTAACTGAAGTAGGTTTTGGTGGAGGTGCAAACAGACTGATTACTGATGATGGTGATGGTACTGTTTCTACTGAACAAGGATTTACTATCGATGGAACAACATTGTTTATTGGAGATACTAAAGTATTAGGAATAGGTAATGGAGCAGATTTAGAATTAAAACACGACACCAATCAAAACTATATTGACTTAAATCTTGGAAATCTGACATTTAGAGATGAGTTGGATAATAATGTATTTAGAATTAAAAAAGATGGTGGAATAGCACTTCTTGAAGGAGATGCACAAATACCTGCAACTTCTAAACTTTACTTAGATGGTGGTGGTAATACTTATATACACGAAGAACTTGCAGACCAAATAACATTTAGTGCTGGTGGTGGTAATTACTTTAAAATATCTCCAACAAATGGTGTTGTGGTAAATGACCCAGGTGCAGATGTAAACTTTAGAGTAGAAAGCAATAATAATGCACATATGTTATTTGTTGATGGTGGAACAGATAGAGTCGGTATAGGAACTAACTCACCTGCATCACCTTTAGAAGTAAATGGTAATGTTGCTTTTGGAGATACTGCAACTGGTATTAAAGGTACAATACATAGCACAGACGAATATAGAATTAATGGACTTGATGTAGATGAAGGTGGTTGGAACTCATTACATTTAAGAGCAGATGGTACTGATGGATTATTTATTCAAAAAGATACCAATAGAGTTGGTATAGGAACTGACTCACCTGGAACTAAATTAGAAGTAAAAGCAGCTGGAGATACTTCACAAGAAGTTATTAAGATTAGAAATAATAGTGGAACTGAAGTAATGACTATTGCTGCTATTGATGGAAATGGAGATGGTTATATTAACTTTAATACTTCACCAGGAACAATTAACACTAATGGTGGAGATTTAGTTTTAAGTCCTGGAGGTTCAGGTAATGTAATAATGCAACCAACCAAAAAACTTTACTTAGATGGTGGTATTGATACTTATATACACCAATCTGCAGGAGACCAATTAGACTTTGTAGTTGGTGGGCAACAAATGTTAAGATTGTATGAGGGTGGAACTGATTATGTCCATGTAGACGACAATACAAGATTAGGTGTAGGTAATGACCCTGATTTATATATGTATCATACTTCAGATGCAAGTTATGTAAAAAATGTTACTGGTAGGTTATCATTTGAACAAACTGCACAAGATCAAGACATAAGATTTAGTGTAAATGACGGTGGCAGTACATCTAACATATTAACTTTAAATTCTGCTTCATCACGAGTCGGTATAGGCACT